TCAAGACTCCTCCAATGTCCCAAACGAACGCCTAATCTCACGTAACTCCTCAAAATCTTTCGATTTAGTTCCCCCATCATACGACCAAGCATAACCCTCCGTAATCATTTGTTCGTTGAGTGACAACTCGGCGTCCCCGATGTAACACCACCCCAGTAACCGTCCGTACTTCCCAGTGCCGCCCACAAGCTCAGTACGGATAACGAGATCGTCGTCCCCACTAATAGCTCCTTCCAATTTTTCTTTAAGCCAGTTGGTAGCATGTATTCCTAACTCCTTTTCTTCAAGGTCTCTTGTTCTTTTTTCTGGAGTATCAACTCCTGCAATTCTAACTCTTTCTTTTTTATAGAGGTCAAAACCGAGGTCAATAGTAACATCAATTGTGTCCCCATCTAAAACTTTGTCTATCTTTGTCACTCGGAAGTTGTAGCAACTCTTCCTGTTTGGTGGGGTCATCGCTCCCATAATCGATCTCCATATCTTCTAAAGCACTATTTAGCATCTCGTCTATTGAAGTTCTATTCTTTCTTGCCTCCTCATTTCTTATTGCCTCAATCATTTCACCTGCAGTAGGCCATGTAGGAAAGTCATGACCCATATGTGCTTCTGCTTTTGGTGCAAAATATCCTGCACCGATAAAAGTACAAGCTATAACTCCTAAAAAACTAACAGACGCAACTACTTTCTCATTCGCACGAACTCTAAGAGTTAGCTCCTTCGTATGGATCATCATGTGATCCACCTTCGCTTCCAAGACTGCTATCTTGGTCTCCATGCTTTGTTCCGTCATTTGGATACCAGGTATCATACATGAATATGTAGTAAAGTGCAACCCCTACAGCAACAAGAAGGATAGCAATCATTATATTAACTGAGTGTACTACTTCACTCATGATACCTTACCACCCCATTCAGAATTAGGATCCAATCTCTCCATATAATTAAATCCAGAACCTGGTGGGTAAATATATTTTCCATTCTCATCAAATTGAGGACCAACTTTCTTTGCAGGATATGTAGGATATGGTATCTTACCTGCTCTCATCTCTGCACCCTTTCTTCTTCTCATCTGATTACCAGTCTCATGATCTTCAGGCATAGCAGGACATGAAGTACCAAGTATCTCCCTGATCATCTCTTTAGTATAACCGTTAGGATGACTCATTTTTTATTTTCTAATAAGTAAAGTATCTCACTAATTTTCATAGAAGCTACTTTAGCAGGTCTTACACAAGACTTCTGTGGTAAAATGCATAGAGGATCATCTTCTGGAGCTTTAATATACTCTACAACAAGAACGCCCCAGGCATCTTCCTTTCCCATAATGGGACACGCTGCGTTAGGAAACTTTCTATCTAATCTTGTACAAGAACCCAAGACAAAGTTTCCTATAACTCTTTCATCACCAGACATCCAGTACCCACTTGGTAATGGGTCTCTAGAATTTCTTGGTGAGTTAAAAACAGGAACTATGTTTCTTGCATCTGGCCAGTCATATAACCATACTGAATTAATATCCCTATTACTTCTAGTTAAATCATTTAATATCTCTTCTACCTGAATTTTCTTCTCTGGTTTCTCCTCAAAGATAACCTCAATGGAATCATCTGGTCCTTCTTCCTCTTCTTGTGAACCAGTATATACTTGAAAACCTGCGAATCCTATACCTGCTACTACTCCCACACCTATAATCTTCATCAAGAACTGTGACCAATTCTGTTCAGGGGAGATTATGTTTTTAACGGTGTCAACTACTGCTTTCATGATACACTATCAACTTTTCTTATTTATCTAGGTATTATATATCACCATACTCATAAACCTCTCCTATCTCCCAACAATCAATACCTTCATCTCTAATTATATTCATAGTAAGTTCTAAACGATTGGCAGGAACTACTACACAATATCCTATACCTAAATTAAATACTCTTTTCATCTCATCCTCATCCACATTACCTTCCAGTTGTATCTTCTTAAAGATATCTGGTAGTGGCCAAGCATCATAATCTACACGAGCAGTAAGTCCTTTTGGTAAACATCTAGGAAGATTCTCAGGGATACCTCCTCCAGTTATGTGAGACATACCATATATCCAATCACCCTCTTTTAAAAGACGTTCTACAACAGGAGCATAGATTGTAGTAGGTGTAAGTAACTCAGGATAAGTAGCATAATTTAACTTAAGTCTACGTGCTAAGTAATTAACAATACTATACCCATTACTATGGAGTCCACTACTTGCTAGTCCAATAATTCTATCACTTGGTTTAATACTCTTACCATCTATAATATCTTTCTTCTCTACTATACCTGTACAAAATCCAGCAAGATCAATCTTCATCTGATACTGAGGATGTTCAGCAGTTTCTCCACCTAAGAGATTCATTTCTGCAATCTCACATCCCTTAAGGATACCTACCATAATATCAGCAACATTCCCATCCAACTTCTTAGTAGAAATATAATCTAAGAAATATAATGGTTTAGCACCACATGTGATTATATCATTTACACACATAGCAACAAGATCTATACCAATAGTTGTATAGTCATTAGCAGCTTGTGCAATATCAATCTTAGTTCCTACACCATCAGTGCCAGATACTAAAATAGGTTCCTCGTATCCTACGGGAACCTTAAACATACCACCAAACCCACCAAGGGCAGGAACTTTATTCTTAAGATCTTCAACAAACTTATTGCCAGCATCTATATCAACACCAGCAGTTTTGTAATCTAATACAATATTTTCTTTCTTAAAATCAAGTGGGTCATCCCATGCCATAGTTATAAAGGAGGATACTCTGATATTAAGTCTACAACATCTTCACCCTTTTGTCCACTCTCAAACTCATCCATCAATCTCATGACCTGAACCTTATCAAGTCCAGCAAGATTTTGACAGTTCTCTAAAGAACGATAGATACATTCCCTATCAGAAATAGGTGCAGAAATCTCCCACCCATCCTTATCATAATACTTCTTACCTTTAGTAAGTTGTGCTTCTACATGAGAGAGGTCTTGTAGTTCAGATGGATTTGTATAATTATGCATATGCTTGAGAAGCTAACCACATAGATAGTCCTAAAGACGTACCCATTATAGTTAGTCTACTCATCCACCACATAATTTCATGCTTATTGTTTATTATTAGTGTTGTCATAATTAATGTCCCATTGGAATACCTGATGCCATGAGACGAGAGATATTATTTACCTCTTCACTAGTACAGTAATCAATAAAATGAGGATGATCCTTTAGTGTAGGAACATCCTCTTTACTATTCTGTATTGCTTGATATGCATCTATTGCATACTCGCATATCTCATAATGATGATGTTGTAGGTCATGATAACCTACGGTGTAATGCTTTTGCTTAGTCAGGGGCATGATCTGTTCAATCCCATACTAACCATATTTATAGCACATCTAGTAAAAATTACCTAATTGAGTGTGGACTCCAACACTCTGTTAGAGAACCTGGATAACTGCTACCACATCTGGTATCTCCATCATTAGTTTCTTTTCTATACCTTGTTTCAAAGTCATGGTACTCATAGCACATGTCTCACATGCACCACCTAATTTTACTTTAACGTATCCTGTTTCATGTTCTATATCATAAAGTTGAAGGTATCCACCATCAGCTTCAATGTAGGGAATAAGTTCCTCTAACACTTTGAGTACGTTTTCTTCTGTTAATTCCATTAAAGAAGAATCGCACCAATAACAAATCCTTTAGCAAATGCAAGACAAAGCATTTGATAATCAGTCAAGTTAAACTTGTCCTGTATCTTCTTTGCCATTTTCTTATCCCATTCTTTCACATGATATAAAGCATGTGCAACTGGGTTCATCTTACCATGATCGTCACAAGACATAACTACCTCCTTACATCTTAAATGTTTCTTTGTTACCTGTATCAGTAGTAATCTTAAGAGGTGCTTGCTCAATTCTAATTGTTTGAGTAGGACCAACCTTTGCTAAGATTGCTTCAATATCTTTTGCAGTAGCAGGAGCAGGACCACCATTACCACCATTACCATTACCGTTCATCTTCATAGTTCCATCACCTTTCTTAGATGCTGTCTGAATTCCGAAGCTAGCTAAAACTCCTGTAAAAACTGAAGCTATGAAAGTTGGATCTATTTTCTGTTGTGGTATACCTGGTATGGCAACGTAATTCAAAGTCAATATTCCTCCCGACCAGGCAAGAACGGT